CCTGATCCACCACCTTGTACACCAGATGATGTTGCATTGATAGTACTTTGAAAATAAAAATAACTAATTGGATTTGTTAAAGAATCTGTAGTAGTTGAATTTGTAATAACTCCGGCAGCATCTATTTTTCCTAATTGAATTGTAAAACCAGCTGCTGAATCTATATCAGTTACTCCAGATATTGTAGGGATAGGAGCGTAAGATTGTAAATTAGGAGTACTAGCTCCACCTGATCCTGCTCCTGTAACTTGAGGAAATCCTCTTAATCTTACAACAGAATCTGCTGATCTTTGATGATCTCTAGAATAAACATTAACATAAGTATTACCACCATAAATAATAACCTCGAAAGGATCACTACCTAATAAAATTAATTGTGGAGTATCATCTCCTTCTACTCTTGGATTTTGTAAAGCCTGTGGATCTGATCCAACAGGTCTTGGAGTTAATTGTGGTTGCTTTGCTTCATACTCTGAATAATGAACTAAAGACCCATTCCATTCTCTAACCATTTCAGTATATGGAAATCTTAATCCAGATCTATCTGAAATTGATAATGCTTGTTTACCTCTTGCAAAAACTCCCATTATCCTAGTATCCCATCACCGTAAAAAGTTTGTGGTGAAATAAATGTAGCTGTTCCTTGGTTATCGGCATCTAATGCTCTTAACATTTCACTCTCATATCTTCTCTCAAGTTCTGCAGATCTTTCTGGAGAAACTTTTTGACTTAAATAATATGCAAGACCCGACATCATGCATGGATAAAATCTATTTACTACATCTGCTGTATTTGTGTAAGCTCCTACATCTTGAATCTTTGCTAAATAATAAAAACAAAATTGAAAGTTAGCTGGAGTAGTTGTACTGGATACAGTTGAATTAGGTGTTGCATATAAAAAAACACTTGGTTTTATTTTTCTATCTACATAATATTGTGAAGGTGTTCCTTGAGTTAATTTATTAGGAGTTGCATTATAAATAGATCTACTAATTTGAGTTAATGAAATATCTTGGGGGGCTGTTGGCGTAGAATTATTTCTATAAAAAGCTTCTAATACTGAACTTACATCATTTGGAAAATTTACAGTATCTGCTGCATAACTATATTCTGCCTGTCCTTGTATTAAAGGTATTTTTGCAAGTTTTACTTTCCATAAATGAACTCCTCTATTACCCCATTCTTGAAACATAATATTAAGAGAACGTCTTGCTGATCTTAATTGATAACCAGTTCTAGTTCCTAAAGTACCTGTTCTTTCATAAGCTTCTTCTATAATATCATCTATTTGTGGATTAAATTGATTTGTTTCAGAAGTAGGTTCAACTGTTTGTGCTGTGTTACCCATGCCCGCGGTCGTCGCAGAGTAATAAAATAATACCGGAGCGCCTACTGTTCTTACTGGAGCGACGATAATAGTAGCCTTCGCACCCGCTGTTCCAGCAGTTCCTGTAATAGTTACACCATTGGTATAATTAGCACCTGCATTATTTGTTCCATCTTTAGTTGATGAAAATAAAAGTTGATTAGAAGTATTTGTAGAATCCGAAGTATCAAAAATATAAGTATTACCTTCCTGTAAATATAGAACAGGACTTACCTCACCATTAATGAAAAATTTATCGGTACCGGCACCAAAAGCATTCTGGCCAGTGGCAACGGTGACTGTATAAGTTATAGTCGCCATTTATAAATCCTACGCGCCAGTGATAGTTAAAGTAACACTTCCACCTGCTCCGGCTAAATTGTAAACAATTCCATCTTTAAATAAAATACCTGAACCTGGAACATAAACTTCTAATCCTTCAGTTCCGAATTTATAAGTTGCTACTAAATTTCCCGCTGCCGCTGCTCCTGCATTTACTGCATCGTATAAAAGTAAAGTAGAAGCTGCTACTCCATATCCTTGGATAGAAGTAATTCTAGCTCTATTTACTCTTGATAAAGTATCTGCACCTATTACTGCTAAATTTAATGTTGTTTGATCACTTGAAAATGATGCGCCCATGTTTTTCTCCTTTAAATTTTTAAATGTGGGCCGAAGCCCACACTAATTAATTATTTATTATACTAATTCAGGTTGTCCTTCGCCTGCTTTAGCATTGTCTACGACAGTATAAGTAAATACACCTGTAACAGTTCCTGTACCTGCAGTTGCGCCTACTGAAGCCGCTACTGTAGCATTAGCTGGAATACCTGCTGGAATAACTAAAGCGCCATCTGCACCTGCAAGAGTTCCTTTTGTAATAGAAGCTACTTCATTAAAGAAGCCATCTACATCAGCTGTAGTTCCTATATCAACTGTAGAACCTGCACCTACTGATGCTGCCACTACTGAAAATGAAACGGGTATAGCGCCTGCTGGTAAAACAAAAGTTAAACCTGTTGTAGCACTTGTACCAATTCTAACTGGTGTTAATGAAACTGCAGTTGCTGCTGCATTGAATGAAATTACTTCTGATAAAAGTAATACACTTGGAGTTGCTCCAGATGATTTGTCTTGTCCGCCATATGATCTTACGATCCCTTGAAACGATGTTGTTGCCATGATTATTCTCCTAGTTGATTTTACATAGTCTCTAGGCCGTCGACTATACCGCGTCTATGTAAAATATTAATATATGTATAGTATGTAATTTATACACTAGTTTTGAATAGAGTGCAAGAGATCCTGTAGTAAAAGTGCGATTTTAGCGATGTAGCTTTATGTCTTAAGTAGCTACAGAAACTTGTGGAGCAGAGTCTTCTACTCTGTTTTGTAAGTGAGCAATTCTAGCTTCTTCAAGCTTTATGTTAGTAATGACCTTTTTAATCGTGTCATCTATCCTAACCATGTCAAGAGTATATCTGTTATTATCCAAATGCTCCTGTTGCCACTTCAACTCCAAGGACCTTTTTTGTTTGTATAGGTCTTGTATCATCTATAACCTCCTCATAAGTTATTCGACTAACCCCGTTATTATAGTTGTTTCCGAGATTCTCCCACACTATACTGTTTTCTCCCAACTTGTCAAGTACCGCTTTTTCTACAGATTCAGCAGTATCTTCAACATGCTCTATATTAAATTTTGCATGATGGTTGTAAGCCCAGATATTTATGGAAGTTTTTTTCATTTTCACACCTTATTATAGTTAAAAAAGGGCCGTTTTTAGGCGGCCCTTTAAATTATTTACTATGCTCCTGGAGATCCGTAGATTCCTCTAGGGTCAGAGAAACCAAAAACGTATCTCTCTCTAGCTTTGTATCTAACATTACCAGTATCGAAGTCACCTTCCATAGTAGTTTTGATAGGCGATCTATTAAAGTGTTTTAGACCATTTGGAACATCAGTTTTAACGAACCACGCATCAGTGTCAGTTAGGTAATGATTTACTGTATAACCGCCAGCTATCATTCCCATGTTTTTGATTGCATTGATATCATTATCTGCAGTTCCTGTTCTACCTGCTGTATTTAACAATCTGTCAGCTGTGAATTGCAATTGAGGTGGAATGATCATTTTCATTCCTCTCGCAGCAATTTTCAAACCTCTTTCATCTGTGAAAGCAGAAATGTCAATTATAGCTTGCTCTAGAGAAGTTTCATTTAAATCCGCAGCTGTTGCTGGTTCATTAGAGAAAGTTCCTGCTAAAGTAGGGTGAACAGCAGAACAAAGTTCTACTCCGTCACCACCTGCAAAAGCTGCAGTGAACGCATTGTTCAATACTGCCGCACCTTTTACATTTTTAGTAGACGCCATAGATCTTGCTAGGGCTTTTGTATATCTAGACGCAAGTCTGTCATACAAATTGTCCTCAATCGCTTCTTCAGTGATTGCGAACGCTAGCGCGATCGTTTCGTTAGTGTATCTTGCAGTGAAAGTTTCTTGTGCGTCGTCAAACTGAATGCCTTGGCCTTCAGGTTTAACTGCTGCATTTCCGAAACCAGATAGCATCACTTCTTCTTCAAACGCTCTGTCTGAAGATTCCGTATCAAATATCTCTTTTGTTTCATCTGCGTATTGTTTGTATTCAAGTCCAAATAGTGCATTTAGACCTGGCTCTAGTTCTTTAACTAGTTGTGCTCTTGATATTGCCATGTTTTCTTATCTCCTATTTAGATTGATTATGCGTATAAACCAGCTCCACCAGCAATCGCAACAACAACATTACCATTTGCAATGGTAAAATCTTTGTTCTCTAGATCGTTAGCGTAACCAATTAATTTAAACATTCCAGTTGCTGCCGCAGAAGCAATATTAAGTTTAGCAATTGATTGCCCACTTTTATTGTCTGTAGCTGTGTAGTT